TATCAAACAATATACAAAAATGTTCGTTTAAAGAAGACACAAGATAAATCTCGTGTTAAGCTTACAAACATTCCTCCAGAATCTTTCCGTATTACTCGTGATGCAGACTCCCTTGATCAAGCGGCTTTTGTAGGTATTCAATTTACCACTACTCGTTCTGATATACGTAAAGAATACCCTGATATTGCTGATACTATTGATTGGGATAGCGTAGGAGATGGCTCTGCTGATTGGGCTACTAAGTATACAGAAGAAGAAGCTGCACGAAAAGATATAGTAGGAGAAGAATATTGGAGTGGTAATTCTTCAGAATTATTCCCTTTAGAAGCTAATCAAGAAGTTACTATTATTAAATGTTGGTTAAGAGTTGATCGTGATGGTGATGGTATTGCAGAATTAAAGAAATTTATGATTGCAGGTTCTATGATCTTAAGCGAAGAAGATGTAGACAGAGTATATCTTGCTTCTCTTTGTCCCTTTGAAATACCCCACGAATTCCACGGATTGTCTATGTCAGATATGACAAGACCTTCTACGTTAGCAACTACTGCTATTCTTAGAGGATTTGTAGAAAACACTTATTTAACTAACTATAGCCCTAAGCTAGCTGACCCTAATGTTGTAGACTTTAGTGCTCTACAAAATATGAAACCAAAACAGATTATCGCCACAAATGGTAATCCAATGAATGCAGTATCTGCTTTAACTCCTGACACAATTAGTTCTGGAACAGTACCTTTGTTAGAGTACTTACAGAAACATAAAGAACAGGCAACAGGGTTAAGTAAAGCAGCACAAGGATTAAATGACACGCTATACGTGTCAGGTAACTCTGAACAAAAAGTACAGCAAGTACAATCTGCAGCTCAAGTAAGAATTCAATATATTGCTAGAAGGTTTGCTGAAACAGGTATTAAACGATTAATCGATGGTGTTTACCATTGCATGAGGAAAAGTCTTCGTGGTAAATCTTATAAATACTTAGATTCAAATAACTTCTTTAAGACTATTGACGTAGCAACTTTACCTGATAATATGATGGTAATTGCTGATGTAGATGTTGGGGAACACTCCAATCGTAACACCATTCAAAAGATGCAAGTTATTGGTAGCCAAATTTTTCCTGCTTTACAACAGGCAGGAGCTGGTGGAGTTGTTAATCCAGAAGCAGCTGCTCGTATAGCAGCAAAGACTATTGAAGCTTTAGACTTAGATCCTTTAGATTTCTTAGTAGACTTTAATGATCCTAAGTTTAAAGAAGAAGCTGGAAAAACAAGACAACAAGAACAAGCTACAGCAGAAAAACAAAAACAATTAATGGAACAATCAGCTCAACTAGATATGGCTCTTAAACAAGCTAATATTGACTTTACAAAAATACAAACTAAAAATGCTATACAAGATAATGCTAAACAACTTATGGTTGCTCTTGATAAGAGTTATCAACAATGGTCTCAGCTTTATATTAATGCGGCTAAAGAAGGTATTACATTACCTGAAAGACCTGATACAGAAGAACTATTGAATATTGCTATTCAAATAGTAGGTGCTGAAATGACGCCTGCTCCACAAGAGCAAAAAGAAGAAATGGCAGAACCACCTGAACAACAACCTATGATGTAATCGTTAGGGAGAACATAAGTTCTCCTTAACACTACTTATACACAACTCAAGAAGAGGAATATGGAAAAGTATAGGAAAAGGTTTGAAGATAAAATCAAACCAAAAGTAGACCATGTAGATGGTGAATCAAAAGTAAATCCCTTTAGGGATGCGCAGTTTGCATTAACTAAAGCAACATTTGCTAAACAGGACAGAGAGCAATTTTTCTCTGATGCTTACGGAGACATACTAACCGACTTGTTTACTCAATGGTTATTAACAGAACCCCACTGTACTAAAGAACGTGAATACCTATACCATGTAGCAATGGCTATGGGAAGTGTCAAAGAAAGATTAGTTCAAATCGAAACATTCGGTAAGAACGCTGCCTACATCAATAAATCTAAAGAAGAGAACAATGATGATGAACAATAAAGATGTATATACCAAAGCCGTTGATAGTTTAAGAAAAACACAAGAGGCATTAATGCATGAGATATCTATCGCTGATGGAAGATCTAGAGTGCATGCCCCTACATTTTATTATGTAAGTGAAGCTATCAAACAAATTCAGGAGCTTAAAGAAGAAGCCGCAGTAGAGGCTAAACTTAAGGCAGCTAAAGAAGTTAAACCAACAGCTACCAAAGCTGTTTAGGACACAGGATAAAAAATTAATATGAGTACAATACCAAATCTCTCTACCCGAACACCAGCAAGTGATGCTAGTTCAGATGACGGATATATTAGCTCAGAGTCAGAAGCGAATAGTCTTGATGACATTCTAAGAAATTCTCCTATGCGAGACCGTTTAGGTCTACCAGAGGATGAAGAAGAATCTCTACCAAAAGAAGACGATAGTGATGCGACTCCAGATGAATCATCGGAAGAAGAAGTCCCCAAAGAGACTGATGATGAAGCTGAAAATGAAGTAGATGATGGAGAAGAAACAGAAGAAGAAACTGATGAAGAAGAATCTGGTGAGGATGATAAGTCTACCCAAGATACTAATTTGCCTTCAGAAGAAGAAATTGACTGGGATTACAAGATTCCTATTAAGGTTGATGGTAAAACCGAATACGTAACTCTTGAAGAAGTACGTAAAGGGTATTCCACTGATCAGCATCTATCTCAAAAGGGACGTGAACTTGGTGAATTGAAGAAACAAATTGAAACCGAGAGAACAGAAAAACTAACCGAATTAATACATCTAGGAACTATGCTTAACCAGAATTTATCTGGAGAAGAAGAAAGACTAGCTGCTGAATATCATTCAATCAATGCCGAATTACAAAAAGCAAAAGATGAAGGTGATACTTATACTGTTCGGGAGTTGCGTGAAAAACTAGAAGAATCTCAAACTATGTATTGGGAAGTAAGGAATGGAAGGGAATTACAGATTAAAGTTGTAGCTGAGAAAATCCAAGAGCAAGATAAGGATAACCGAAGACAACTTGTAGCTAAATTCCAAGAAGAAATTCCTAGTAAAATCCCTGACTTTAATGAGAAAACTGCTAAAGATATTCGTGAATTTGCCCTTAAAGAGGGAATTCCTGAAGGTCTATTAGACGTAGTTTTTGATGCAAGTGTTGTTAAATTTATTGATGACTATCGTAGGTTAAAAACTGCGAAAGAAACTGGTGCTGCTAAACGTAAAGTTGCCCCTACTCAAAAATCGATTCCTATTAAAAAGGCAAAATCGATTGATGAGGTTAAGGCAACTAAACAAAAGACCAACAGAGATAGAGTATTAACAGGCACAGGTTCTCCACAAGACCAACTAGACTTCCTCAAAAATATTTCCTCAATATCCAAGAAACTATAAAAACATTTAAACAAATTTCTTTTGGAGAAAAAATATGGCTGGACGTAATTTCGCAACAGGTGGTCCTAAGGCTGCCGCTGGCGCTAGTGCTGTTAACGCTTCCGAGCGTGAAGACTTAGCAAACTTTATTTCAATGATTTCCCGTGACGAGACTCCTTTCTTGGCATCTATCGGAAAAACTAAAGCAACCGCTGTTCTACATGAATGGCAAACTGATGAGTTAACAACTCCTGCTTCTTCACCAGTTGCAGAAGGAGTAACATACTCAACTATTACTGCTGCTCAAACAGCAGAACCAATCCGTACTCGTTTAGGTAACTACACACAGATTAACAGCAAGACTGTTACTGTTACTGGTACTAAGCGTGCTGTGGATCAAGCTGGTGTAGCTGATGAATATGCTTATCAGCTCAAAAAGCGTGGTACAGAACTACGTAGGGATGTCGAGTTTGATATGGTATCAAGCTGGAACGATTCTAATGGATCTGGTACTCGCACATTTGGTGGATACCAAGCATGGGCTAACCACATTGTAGTTAATACTGGTGCTGGTGGCGCTTACACTGCTCCATCAACTAAAGGTATTGGCGATGCTGGTACAATCACTCGTGGTTCTGCTGATGCTAACTTAGCTGAATTAGAACTATCTGACGTTGATTCTGTTATGCAACAGATTTATGAAAACGGTGGTAAGGCTTCTAAGTTAATGGCTTCCCCATTTGTACGTAGACAGTTTTCTGCTAAAGCACAAGCTGCTGGTTCTAACGTAAGACGTAATATTGATGAGACTGGTAAGCTCCGTCAATCTGTTGAGATGTATGAATCTGACTTTGGTGATGTTATGGTTGTTCCTAACTACATCATGGGTCTAGGTACAAATGCTAATGCTTGTGTATTAGTATATGATCCAATGTGGTTCAACTACGCAGCATTACGCCCACTACAAGAAGTTGACTTAGGTCAGCTTGGTGATTCTATCATTGGTCAATTGATTGAAGAAGGTTCACTAGAGTGCCGTCATCCTAAGGGTTGTGGCATGATTGTTGGTACTGGGGTTTAATCAGTAAATAACGCATTATAATAAGGGGAGAGTTAATTCTCTCTCCTTATTTTTATTTTAAGGACTAAATATGATTTACCTAAAAATTACTGCTGCAAATAAAACAGTTACAATAGTATCTCCTACAGGAATGACTTTGTCGCTAGGAGCAGCAAGCATTGTAAATAATGTTTCCAAGCCAGGGCTTATTACAGCAATAACGTATGGCTCCACAACTATCTCATCTATTCCAGCATA